TTTGGTTTTTAGAACAGATTTAGTTAATAAGAAACATAGTTTCGAAGACATGAGTACAAGTATAGAGTTCTCATGGGATGGCTTTGGTGGTTATACCACTTTTGACTATAATGACACAGATTATAAATTAATTGGTTTTGCAACACCTTATTGGAATGGTGATTGTAGAACACCTGTTGATGGGTCGTATTTTGAAGATAGGGAATCTGGTGATTATTATGATATGTATGACAATCAAGGTTTAACGACAAGTTACACCCCAAAAAGTTTTGAGTCTATTTCAGAACTAATTGATTTTTTAAATAATGATTATCCAAAATTGTTAATCGAACCGATTAAAAAGTTATTAGAATATTATAAAGATAGAATTTAGATAAATGATTTCAGAAAAACACATAGAAAGAATCAATAAGATAATTAAAGACATGGTTTTTGATTTTGAAGGTAATATATTCACACCGGATATGAATATTAAATTCGAATATCAATTTGAAATTACTGGTCAAAGAAAAATGATTTCTGTTGGTGAGTACTACGATTATTTAGATGTTTTAGTTGAAATTATTGATGCTGATGATCATTATATCAAACTACTTGCGGTATTTACATTACTTAATAATGATGTCGGTAGAGATTACATATTAAAGTCTCGTTTGGATAACTCTATTGGAGGAGAGTTGTCGTATTTTTTTAATGAATCTTATGTTAGAGTTCAAATCGTGGGAGTACAAATTGGTGAAGAGTTACAAGAAAAAATTGATGACATACTTTCCGAAACATTGAATGGAAATATTACTGAAGGGACAATGTCCGATATAGTTGGGTTTTTAAAAAATTTATTTTCAGGTGGAAAAGAAAAAACTAATAAATTTTTTAATTTATTTGGTGACAAACAAAAAAACAAATTTGAAACTACGGACGTTGAGTCTTTACCCGAAAATATAGTTATTGGTGATTCCCAAGCACCATACGTTGCCAATGGTAGTAATAAATTTGATTTAATATCGACAATAGGATCTGAGGGATCGCTTTGGTTGGGTGGTAAAACATTATCTTGGTTGTTAGAATCAGTTAAGAAACATTCAGGTTCGGATAAAGTTAAAAACATTGCAATTTGTATTGGAACTAACGGGATGTTCAACCCAAATGATAACATATCAGGTTTGGTAAGTGAGATAGAAAAAAAATTCCCAAACGCAGAACTTTTTGTAATACAAGGATCTTGGGGTTGGGGTGGACTAAAAAATGTAAAAGAAAAAAAAGTAAGAGATTACTACAAACTTTTTAGTAATTATGGTGTTGAAATAATAGAACCTCCTATTGGTAATATTGAACCTCATGGTAACAAACCCGTGTATAAGGTAATTGGTAAAAATTTAGACAATTCTATTTAAAACAAAAAACCCCTCTATTGAGGGGTTAGTTTTTTTGTTTCTTTTTAATTATTCTACTGAAAGTAATTCTAAATCAAAAATTAATTTTTTACCTGCTAATGGGTGGTTAGCGTCTAAGATTATGGTATCTTCTTTTATTTCCATAACTCTAACATTCATAGGTCCTTGTTCTGTCATGGTTTGTAACATATGACCAACTTGTACTTCTGCTGGTACTCTGTCTTTTTGCACTTCACCGATTAATTCAGGATTGATTTGACCATAGGCTTGTTCACAAGCAATTTCTACAGTTTTTTTCTCACCAATTTCCATACCAATTAATCCTGACTCAAATCCTTGAATCAATGCACCTTGACCTAACGTAGCATTTATAGGTTCTCTACCCTCAACCATTGAACTATCAAAAATAGTTCCGTCTTCGAATTTACCCGTGTAATGAACAGACACGGTGCTGTTTTCTGTAACTTTATTCATAACAATTTTTTTTAAAAAATAATACTTTTATTTCAATAAGTATAGAGAATTCTAAAACAACATAAAAAAATAAACAACCCAAGTTATTAATGTTAAAATGAAGCTAAACATATAAAACCACATTGCAACTCCTAACAATTTAAAGTTGAAGTTTTTCTTATTTCTGAATAATAGAATATCTAAAAACAATTTTTTCATGATTCAATTATGAGTATTATTTTGCATTTGTAAAATATTTATAAATAAAAGGTATGAAAAATATTTTAATCACAGAGAGGCAATTAAAGATGTTAGCGGAGAGTCAGGCTGAAGTTGACCGTATATTAGACAAGATCTATAATGATGGGATGGATGCACTGAGTATCGATGAAAAAAATTATTTAGATGATTTCTCAAAACATGAAGGTCATCCTGAGGATTTTGTAAGTCGTAAAGAAAAAATGGATGTAGAACATCAAAAGAAAGGTCATTCAGTTGTAAGTGAAATCCCACAATTAGAAGGTATGGAATTTGTATATGAAGATTCTTTAGAAGATGAGGATTTTACACAAATTGCGGGTGATTTATATTTTGAAGATGAAACTTTTTATTTAATGTTTGCCATTGATAATAATAAAGACTTAGTTGATTACTCGGCATCAAAAGAATATATGGGTAGTAATGATGATCTTATAAATTATCTTGTAGAAAGAAATCCCAATATGACTTATGATCAGGCAGATACTTTAATAAGTCATTATATTGAAAATGAAATAATTCCAAATTTACCGTAATGTTAGATTTTTTAAAATATTTGTATCTAACTTTAATGAATAAGTATGGATCATTTATGTGGTTCGGTGTTCATGTTGGAGTAACTCAAGTTGATTGGCATTGGGTGATGGAAATGTTTTTTTGTGTGTTGATTAATTTAATGGTTTTGCATACAATTTACCTTGAATGGAAGGATTCTAAACAAAAGAATTAGCATTCACCCTTATTCAGTTTTCATTAGATAACAACCCAAACAATTTAAATTCGTATTTATAGTATGAAACGTTTATTACTCTTATTATTATTCCCCCTTTTTGTTTATTCACAGTATTGTCCTTCATTAGGACCTAATCAAATTTTACCTTGTGGTGTAAACTCAACAACATTAACCGCAGACTTAAGTCAATGTGGACCTGGCGGACCAAACCCCAACCAAACAACTAACTACGGAGTTACAAACATTCCGTATGTTGCTCAGACCAACACAGGAACTCAGTTATTCATGGGTGACGACACTCAACAAGGACCATTTCAAATAGGATTTAACTTTTGTTTCTTTGGTCAGACCTATACTCAGTTTTGGGTAGGATCTAATGGATGGATTTCATTCTCTGCAGGACAACCAACAACATTTACATCACAAACAATACCTACAGCAAATTTTTTAGTACCAAAAAATTGTATCATGGGACCTTGGCAAGATTGGCATCCTGGTTTAGGAGGTCAAATCAGATATCAAGTACAGGGTGTTGCTCCATGTAGAAAGTTAGTTGTTAGTTGGATTGGGGTTCCTATGTTTTCTTGTACTAATAATCAAGGAACATTTCATATTGTAATTTATGAATCAACTAATGTTATTGAAAATCATATTGGGAACAAACCCGCTTGTGTACAATGGCAGGGTGGAACAGCAACACAAGGTATCCATAATCTTGCAGGAACTCTTGGAATTGCTGTTCCTGGTAGAAACTCTACTGCTTGGACCACAGTTAACAACTCATACAGGTATACACCATCAGGACCTACAGTTACACCGACATTAACTTGGTATCAAGTTGGTAACCCTAACCCAATTGGTACGGGTCCAACCATTACTGTGACCCCTCCTCCCGCAGGTGCTAACTATACTTGTCATTTAGTCTACCCCATATGTAATGCAGGATGGTCTACATGTAATTTAGGTGTTGGTAATTTAGGACCTGACACAGTTTTCGTACAACCTGGACCACCAAACCTACCTCCACCATTAGTAAACTTCGCAAATCCAACCTGTGCGGGTACTTGTGATGGTTTAATTGATGTTAATCCTGTTGGTGGAACGGGTATTATAACAATTTCTTGGAATAATCAACCAAATAATCTTACATTACTCAACTTATGTAGTGGGGTATACAACTATACTTTGGTTGATGCCGCTGGATGTAACATATCAGGTAGTGTAACTTTAACAAATCCACCAATTCCTGTTATAGGACCAATCACTTATAGTGATACTATATGTTATAATTCACCAAATGAAATATATTCAGTACCACAACAACCTAATTTTACTTATCAATGGTCTTCTGTTGGTAATATTTTCAATGGACAAGGCACAAATAGTATAAATGTTGATTGGGGTACGATTGGTGCGGGATACATTCCTACCGGAGTTCAGGTTACAGGGTATGATATTAACAATTGTCCTAGTTTACCTATATGGGTTGATCTAAATGTCTTTAATGTTTTACCTACTATTGATTCAGTTGGACCATTTTGTTCGTATGATGAGTATGTTACACTACAATCAACCCCTATCGGTGGTGTGTTTAGTGGTAATGGTATGATTGGTAATGACTTTTTCCCTGAAAATGGTATTGGGACTAACACGATCACTTATACTTACACACAAAGTGGGTGTATTTTTGATACCACAACATCAATTACGGTATATCCACAACCAATATTAGACTCTATCACACCATATAACCCTTATTATGAGATCTGTGATGGAGATTCTACAGTTGTAACCTTTACAGCACTCGCTAATTTACCTGGTTATAACGAATGGACCATGTTAGGGACCCAATATGTTGTAAATAATTTCACAATTACACTAAATAATGAAGGTATGTTCCCATTATCAGTAGTTTATTACTCAAATGGGTGTGTTTCTAACCCACAACAGACCGTAATTACCGTAGAATTGTGCCCAAATGAGTTATTTTACATACCAAATGCCTTTACACCTGATGGTAATGAAATAAATAACACGTTTAAACCTGTAATTACAAGCGGAGTTGATCTTTTTAACTATAGTTTTTACATATACAACCGTTGGGGACAAGTAATTTGGGAGTCTTATAACCCAAATATGGGTTGGGACGGTACTTTTAACAACATTATGTGTCAAGATGGTATCTATACTTGGAAATTAAAGTTTAAAACTCCTAAAACTGACGAAATCAAAGAGTTTATGGGAAGTTTAACACTTATGAGATAAGAAAGTATTTATTAGTATGAAAAAACGTAACCAAGACCTTAAAATAGGTGATAGAGTACTACTTTTACATATGGAGGGTGAAGATTTATACGATATTGAGGGTGTTGTTAAAGATATATCCCCCGTACCTAAGTTTACCAACAAAGATTTAGGGTTTATGTATAATATGGAGTGGTATAATGATGAAGGAAATGTCATTTCTACCCTTAGTATGATGCCAGAGACCGATAAATGGGTTAAAATTGATTAAAAATCCTTTTTTTACTTGATTATTTACCATTTTTTACCGATTTTTACATAAAATACCATTATTTTATGTTTTTTACTGTTGTTTTATTAATTTTTAGTCTAATTATCTTGTTTTTTGCTGTTTTTTTCATGTTTTGGTGGAAAAAATACGGAAAAGAGTTGTTTTTTATCTTAAAAAACCTAAATACTACCCAAAATACGTCAAATTTTACAAATAATTTGAATAATTTATCAAATTTGGAGAAATTTTATCAAAATATGGACAAATATGGGGGTCAAATGGGTAATATTACCCAAAAATTTGACAATTTGAAAGAAAAAATCACAAAAAACACCAAAAAATAACCTATTTTTAATCATTTTAGACACAAAAAAACCCCCAAATAGGGGGTTTTTACATTAAAAAAAGGGTTAAATTAGTCATTTTCAGGGGTATCCTCCTTAAAAAAATTAGTTAAAAATTTACCCACAACACCCAAACCTATGGAAGCTATTATTAACACTTTCAGCTCTGTTGGGGTAAATATGTCTTTTAGACTCTCAAACTGCCAAATTCCACCTATTGCAAGTACCGATGCGGCAGCTAAAAGACCATCTCCGATCTTTCTCCACCTTTTTGGTGTTGGTTTCCAATATTGACAAGTTAAATTTCTTAGTTTTTTCATTTATCTTCCTTGACCTTTATATTTTTTAGGTCTTTCTTCTTTTGGACCGTATTTTTTCTTTAATTTACCTACAGTTTTCTTACCAAATGTAACTTTATTAGAGGCACTTGAGGTTGAAATCTTCTTAGCCATGGTTATAATCCTTTAATTAGGTTAATTGATTGTTTTAAGTATTCTTTTGCTCTTGGGGATGGGGTGTATTGGTCTTCTCTGGTTTGTAAATTAAGAACCTTCTCAATATCTTTTACTAACTCTGTACCATGCTCATTTTCTTTGTACAACTCAATGATCTTATCCATAGCTCTATGACAATCACCCGTTGTTTCATCAAAATAATTTTTATTTCTAAATCTATTTAAATTATTCATTAATTCATATGCCAAATGAGATCCACCGTCTTTCACATCCTTAAATAATCTAATATTATTCAATATACCCAAACTATCTACCATAGAATTAACACCATCGGTTCTTTTTGAAATACCAGTACCGTAATTATTGAACATATCGGCTTTACCAACTATCTCATCTAAAGGTATAATGTTTTCAGGAATACATTTTGGTTTTTTTTCCTTATCTTTTTTGGTTTTATTATTATCACTCATTTCTTCTTTGAGTAATTTTTCCACTAAGTCGACCAATTCAGATTCTGTTAATCTAATTTTTTTCATAAATAAGTTTTTTAAAATAAATATCTGTTAATTATTAAGTTTTGATACTATTTATACAAATAAATATCTAATAGTACAATTATGATTGAAAAAGTTATAAAAAGAGTCCTGAATGAAGAATTCAATAACAAAATGGTTCTTACTGAAAGTATTTACACTACTGACGAATTAAAATACCATTTAGATAACGGTATAAACTTGAGTGAGAATGTTTTTAGAATTTATTCCGATTCTTTTTTTGATTTAATCAATGAAGCTAGAGATTTACATAATAGAGGTCTTTTATATTTGAACGAAGAAGATAGATGGTTGATTGAATCTGATTTAGGTGAAAAAATTACTTTAAAAAATGGTGATGTAATTTATTTGGACGCTCCTTTTGAAATTGAGGATAATTTAACTGAGGCAGTTCATAGAGGTAAAAAGGTTAATTTAAATAGCCCCTTTAGAACACCAGGTGGACCGAAGAAATTTGCAGTATATGTTAAAACACCAAAAGGAACAATTAAAAAGGTTACATTTGGTGACCCAAATTTGAGAATTAAAAACTCAAACAAAGGAAGAGCTAAATCTTTCAGAGCAAGACACAACTGTGATCAAAAGAAAGATAAAACTACTGCTGGATACTGGTCTTGTAATGTATCAAGATATAGAAAAAAATTAGGTTTAAAATCTTCAAGAAGTTGGTAACAATTGAACAAATAGTAAAAAGAGAATTAAATAAAATGATTAGTGAGATTGATGTTAAACCATCAAAACTCGCAATTGATAATATTTGTAATTCTAAAAAGTTTTGTGATGCTCAAGGTAAAATAACTTTTGGTCAATTGAGAGCGTTGGTTGATTCTGCAACAAATAAAAGATTATTCAAACACATTGGGGAAGGTGGGTATAAAGCAACATTAAGGTTATTACCTTGGTTTCTACCCCAATTAGCCGTTGCAGGATTTATCGCATCTTCTGTTAGAGCAATAAATAAAATATTAAAACCAGCTCTTACTGAAACTGAAACATATAAAACTTGGTGGGGTAAGGCAGTTCTTAGATCCTTTGATTTGTCTGAAGGAGAATTAAATTTAAGTGACCCACTATCTGAAATATTTTTTATCTCAGATGGTTTAATGACAATGTTGGATGAAAAATATAAAATTAAATTTGCACATTATATTGCCAATTTAGCCAGTGAACAACCTGACGATCAAGTAGTACCTGAATATTTTGTGGAGAATGAACTTAGAAAATGGATAAATGATAAGTTCTTATTAAACCCGCCATTACAACCAAAAATAAATAATGATGATGATGTTTCAGAATTACCTTTCGATCAAGAAATCCAAGAGGGTTACAAAATAAGAACTTTTAACGAAATTGTTGAATCTGAAGAATTAAAATGGCATTTTGATGACACAGATAGAGAAGTGACTATTATAGAATCTAAAGGGTGGGGATTCCAACTTGATAATGAATTACCTGTTGTTTTAAAAGAAGGTGATAAAATCTTCATTCCAAAAGGAGTATACCACAGAGTTCTTAAAGGTGATGGAAATTTAAAAATTAAAATAAAAGAATTTTAAAATGGAAAAAGTTTTAAAATTGAGTAAAAGTGTTTTACTTGAAGTAAGAAGACGTAGATCTATTATTAGAGAAATTATTTTGGACATAATTAAAGTTTATAAGTCTGAAGAGGAGGGTGAATTTTATTTACCTGAATATTTTGATGAAGAAAACCACGCCTATTATTTTGAAAAATTAAAAAATCCATTTGTAATTGAATTAACAATATTTCCTGATGATGAAATCGATCGTTTTTTAATAGATGCTGATTATTTTGATGAAGAAGGTATAATTGCGATCACAATAGTCTATGATCCTGAAATGAAAATTAATTTAATTTATGATATAATTGGTGAGTTAAATGAGATTGTCACACACGAAATAAGGCATATTGATCAACATAATAACGATATGTTTGATTTTGATCCTGAAGAAATGGACGCAGCCAATGAAGATTCTGTATCGTATTATACACAACCTCACGAATTAGATGCACAAGTTTATGGTTTTAAGAGACTATCCAAATTAAGAAAATTACCGTTTGAGCAAGTTGTTAGAGATTGGTTTAAGACACATCAAGATATTCATCAAATGGAAAAACAGGATGTTGAGTTTGTTATTGATAAAATTTTAAATTATCAAAATAATTAAGATCTAAATCTTTTTATAATTTTTTCTATTACCTCTAATAATAATTCTTTTGATATTGATACCCCAAAATATCCTATAATACCAATAACCAACGATTTTATCTGATTTTCTGAAACACCGGATTTACTTAGACTCAAAATCACATTAAGAATGTTTAAAAAGAATGTGAAAGCTAAAATATTCGATAATGTTCCTGTTGTAACTTTAAGACTATCAATAAAATCTGCAAAAGCATTTTTTAAATATTCTGTTTTAGACAACATTAAATTAAATTCATTTATCAAATGATTGTCTCTGATTTTAATTAATATTTTTTGTAATAATTCACTATTATTATAATAATATGAAATTATAGTACCGGCAGTAATTAAACTTAGATCTTCATTTGAAAGATTTGGGAGTTCTCCCGCCATTAATTTAAAAACAGGACCAATTAGTCCACCTATAGTTAAACTATAAGTTAAAATGAACTTTAAATCCAAATTAAAATTTGTTTTAACGTTTTTAACAACTTTTTTTAATATCTCCTTATTTTCCTCGGCATCATTTTCTAAATTCTGTTTTGCAGATTCCAAAAGAATTTTTTGATATTGTTCTGTGGTCAAAATTAAATCCATACTTATAAATACATTACTGTGTTAATTATTTAGTTTTTTTGATAATACGATATAATAAAATAAAAATGAAAAAGTATTGATATTTATAAATAAAAAAAATTATGGCACAATATTTCTTCGGAATGTCTAAAGCAGAAAGACAAAATATCTTGGATCAACATAAAACTATTTATGATGGTTACGTAACACAATATAATCAAACAAGTAACTTGACACCATTGTATGTACAGGACTTGGCAAATGATAAAGGTGGTATAACAGTTTCTAATAAAGGTAACGTCACAACATATAAAAATGTTGGTATTAATGAGGATATCGATAGAACAGATAGAATCGCTGATGGACCATATGATTTAAAAAATGGTACGGTTGATTTAGACAGCGTCCCAAGTACAATGGAAGATAATACCGAATTGATGCATGACATTTATCCTTCACCAAATGAAGACGAAGTAGAATTCATTTCAATCGGTTTGAGTGATGATGAGGATGATGAAGATTCTTTACCGATATTTTCAGCCCATTTCGAGGATGATGAAGAAGAGAACCCAATAAAATACGAATACAGCATCGAAGAGCTTGATGATTTTATGTCAGGACAAATGAATGAAGTTTACGATGAGGTTGATGAGGACATAGTCGATAGTTTCAGAGAAAAACTGAATGAATCTTTAGACATGTTCCAAAGATTTAAAAAATACAACTAAAATGGAAGTACAGGAATTAATCTTTTATTATGTACACGAAGATACGAGAACTTTAGAAGTAAATTTCAGATTAACGATTGATTCCGAAGATGAGTTTAGATCGGATATAATAGATCTAACAGAGGCCGAAACATTTGGTTACAACATATTATCTGATGATTTAGATATACTTAACGAGTTTATTGATGAAGATTATGATGGTGAAGATTGGGGTGATTTTGAATCGGTAGATGAAGATTCTCTTATTTCATTTCTTAATGAATATTATGTTGTCAACCAAGATAAACTACCAAAATCGGAACTTATTTAAGGTCCGATTCTAGTAAGAAACATTGTTGTGGTCTCCATGGGACCAGCATTACCAAAGTCATAACTTCCTGAAGTTCGTAGAACTAAACTCTCAAGACCATCATCGATAATTTTCCAAGTACGACGAGTACCGTTATAATCAAATTGGATGTATCCCAACTCATAAGCACTATATTGTCCGTGAACAAAATAATAGTACTCATCACCCCATGAAGTAGATCCGTCAATGTGATCAACAGGATTCATATAGATACTACTATAATCAAAGGCAATTCTTGTAAAACCAACCTCTATTGTATCTAACGGTGCAGTTTCACTAGTATTAACGTAAAGTTGACCAGGGTAAAAAACCATGTTTACAGGATCATTACCTACAGACTCATACGTGATCTTATCAATTCGATATTCACCACCTAAACTTAACGAATCAGGTTCTGCATATTTCACACACGAGTTAAGAACCAAAAATAAACTTAATACCAATAATAATGTTTTCATGTTTTCCTTTCTTTTTACAAATATACGAATATTTTTTTTTCTCACAACAAGTATTTATAAAAATAATGGATTATAACGAAATTATACAAATATTAAAACTTTATACCCAAACTAATAACGAAGAACTTGGTGAACAAGACGCTGCGGCGACCACAACATCCTCAACAGGTGGCCAAGCATATCCTACAGTTACTAAATGGGAAACAGGTTTAACGAGAAGTCATGCAAATACGATTGATGATAAAGTAACTTGGAGATCTTTGTATAAAATAACAAGAGGAAAGGCAAACACTTTATTATGAATAATAACAACGACTTATTGATCGACATTCTTACAAAAATGTATTATGACAATAAAAAAACTTTGTCGGAAAATGTTGTTGACGCACCAAACATTATTACAGAACAAGTTCATTTTCCAAAAGCATCTGATATGAATTTTAGTAAAGCAATGTTTGGAAGAAATGCTGGTGCATCTTGTGACGGTAGTGGTATGTTCGGATTTTGTGAATACGGATATTGTAATATACAAATGCCAACAAGAGGAACCCCAAAAAATTATTTGGGAATCGGTAATTTATTCAATGACGGATATTATTATCTTAGAAGAGTTGGGGATGATGGAATTTGGGGATGGTATCGAGTAAAAAACGGTACAAAAATGGATAGAGACCCATATCAGAATATGGACGTATATTTCGGTTTTACAAATAGCCCTGATGGGTGTGGATCCCAACAATGTAGGGATGTATGGAAAAAAATCCAAACTTGGAAAGATTATGTAAGTAAGGAACTAATAAAGAAGTGTAAAGGAGTACTTTCAAATGAACAGAATATCGCCAAATTAAATAAAGATAAGGTTTTAAAATATGGTGATAAGGATGAAGTTCTTAAATTACCATACGTTTATAGATTACAACAATTATTATCTAATGTTGCTGAGGTAGAGGGTGGAAATGCAATATTTCCTGATGGTAAATTTGGTAATGATACTCTAACTCTAGTTAAAAAATATTTTAATAAAGACTCAGTTTCAATTAAAGAAGTTGAAAGTGCTTTGGCGACTAAAACAGGAGGTGCCGTTGCACCATATCCTGAGTATTTCTCATATGTTGGTATGTTAAAAAGATTAGGGTGGAAAAATACAACTTGTGCTAATTGTAAAACCGCAGGGGAACATTTAGATCTATGTGCATTTTATGAAATGAAAGACATCAATGATGAAATGTTGAAGTATGTGAACATACCTTTAGGGTGTCAATTCATTACAACGGATAAAGGTACAAATGGTGTTGCAATTCCTAATTATGGTGCTAATGAAATTGCAAAACTTGTTAGAAACAAACAAGGTGTTAAAACTGGTACAATTGGAAACCAAAATCTTTTGGCGGGTGGTGTTGCAAACTCACAACAAGTAAAACAAATACAGGCAAGTATGTTGAGACCATATTTTACATACTTTGCTCTTAGAGATTTTTATTTTATGATAGGTAGAATACAACCCGATTTGAAAAAAACTAAGGGTAGATTTTTTGACCAAACTGTTTGGCCTAACGGTCCTTATGAATTTATGAAAAATTTTTATCAGACTTCCAATAGAAATGATATCAACAGTTTAATCAACACATTTAAACCGGCAATTAAGGCAACATCTTGTAGTGATATGGATACGGGTATTGAAAATGTAGATGTTTACCAATCGGGTGTAAAATTTTGGGAGTTAGATGCTCATAGTGTAACAACAGTTG